TGCAAATGTTGCCGCCTTTGTTGCCGGAATGATTGCCTCTATTGACTGGGACAGACCAAATGGTCGGATCACAGGAGCATTCAAATCACAAGAAGGGTTGGCTGTGACTACGGCTTCAACAACGGACGCCGACGCTATTCTTTCAAATAATACTTCTTATTATGGAAAATATAAAGGAGCCGGTGAGAACGAATATAATATTTTATACGACGGAGCAATCAGTGGCGGTTGGATGTGGTTAGACACGTATGTTAATCAAATCTTTTTAAATAATCAGTTGCAAAATTATATAATGGCTGGGTTAGTCAGTGCGAATTCAGTGCCTTATAATGATGAGGGTAAAACTTTAATCCGTGCGTGGTGCATTCCGCCGATTAGACAAGCATTGCAAAATGGAAGTATTCGCACAGGGGTCACTTTGAGTGAAGCACAAAAATTGATTATCAATCAAGCAGCAGGAGTAGATATTACGACCGAATTAGAAACTGCTGGGTTTTATTTACAAGTTGGCGACGCTACACCATCGCAACGACAATATAGACAATCACCGCCGATTAACTTCTGGTACACCGACGGCGGAAGCGTTCAAAAAATTTCTATGGCATCTATTGCAGTATTATAAGGAGATAAAAAATGGCTGGAATTTTAGCATCAACTCAAACAATTACTGCTGCTAACTCCACTTTTGTGTTAGCAGTTCCGGCAATGGGTTTGACTTTTTCATTACAACAATTTTCCGCTGGGAGAATGTTTGATATAGATGATTTTCAATTGTCGGAAACAAGGGTCGGCGTGGATGGTTATTTAGCGGCTGGTTATACGCCACAGCCGATAGTTCAAACAATTTCATTAGAAGCAAATTCACTTTCACGACCAATGATTGCAAGCATTGCCGAATATGTGAAAATGCAAAGAGAAATTGTGTATGTTGAAGGGGTGATTACACTACCGGCGATTAAAACTATTTACACAATGACAAGGGGCGTTTTTAGTAGATTAACGCCAATGGTTGGAGCAGGAACCGTTCTTAATCCAACAACTTTCCAAATTATTTGGGAGCAAGTGGTTCCATCTACTTACGCATAAATTTACGCATAAATATATTGCAATAAAAAGAACTCCTAATTTTTTCCACGAGATTTCTAAAATTATTTTTAGATTTCTCGTGGTTTTTTTATTTTTAGAAATTAGAAAGTTTAGAATATAAAAACAATAAAAAACCACGAGAAACTCGTGGTATTTTTTTATTTAAAAATTTTTACTTTTTTTTACTTTTTTAATTCAATTTAACTAAAACTATGAAAGGAAACAAACTTAATTATTATTATAAACGAAAAAAAAGAAAAAAGCAAGAATTTTTTTTGGTATAATAAATTGCGTTTTGTTAATACGACAATAATACTCCGAAATAAAATGGTTAAGAAGTTTATTGCTAATTATATTTTTATAGTATAATTAGCATTATTTTTTTATTTTTTTATAAAGGTAAATTATTATGCGTAAAGAAATCACAATAAAAATCACAGATGAAAAACTCGCAGGGCGAGATGTAGGAAAAGAATTTGTAATTACAGAAATGTCTGCATTTCAAACGGAAATGTGGTCGTTTAGAGCGTTACAATTACTTTCAAAGGAAAAATTACAAATTAACGATTTTTTAAATGAAGATGGCGGCGTTTCGTTAAATGCATTAAAAATTTTCCAAGTTGGTTTGAGTTCTTTGTCGCAATGCAATCCATTAGAAGTGAAAGAACTTTTTGACGAGATGATGGAATGTATAAAAATCAAAATGCCCGGCGGAGGAACTCGCAACATTATAGATGGTAGTGATGATATTGAAGAAATTTATACAATTTATAAATTACGCAAAGAGTGGTTTAATTTAAACTTTTCTTTTTTCAAGGCTTTCAATTCGTAGAATTTGAAGTAAGCCCGTCATTTATCACGCCACGAGATTTAGTTTATTCTACAAACACGCCGTATTTAATTTATTTGTTAGTAATGGAAAAAATGGCAAGTTTGAAAGAATTGCAAAATGATTATAGTGTGAAAGATGCGTATTTGCTTTTTGAAATGTTAATTATTAAGCGTCACAATGATAATAAAATTTGTGAAGCCAGTGAAAAGGAGCATAAGAAATGGCGACAGGGAGCGGCGTAATTGATGAGTTAGTAGTCAATTTGCAATTAAATGTAGAGAATTTTAATCAACGATTACGGCAAATTGAAGACAATTTAACAAGAACGAGAAATTTAACCGAAGATAATGCTCGGCGTGTAAATTCGGCAAACGAATCTATGGCTGATGGTTTTTTAACATTAGCAGGGAAAGCCGGAAAAGTAATTGCCGGATTAGTTGCCGGAAATGCAATAAAAAATTTTACAACCGGAATGATACAAAGTGGGGAGGCTTTGTATAATTTTTCGTTAAGAACCGGACAAACGATTAAAGATGTAGCAGTATTAAAAAACGCATTAGAAAATTTGGGGTTAAGTGCCGAAAGTGGATTAAGTGAATTAAATAATTTAGTAAATTCGGCGGCAAAATTACAGATGGGATTGCCCGGCTACGAACAAGCGGCGAGATTTGCCTCGTTAGGAATAAGTTTGCGTGATGAAGACGGAAACATAAAAAGTGGCGAGGAAATATTAAGAAGTGTTAATAAATGGTTAGCACAGACAGAAGGGGTCGGCGATGACCCTGCTACTGCTGCTCGGAAAACGCAAAAATTGCAATATTTGGGTTTGAGTAGTTTTGATTTGCTTTTAAGAAAATCGCCAAAAGAATTTGACGAGTATTTAGCAAAGCATAGACAATTTCAAGATCAAGCGGAGCAACAGGCAAAAACAAGTGCAACATTAGCAAATTCTGCACGAGATTTTAAAAAAGCATTAACTTCTACAAGTGATAATATTTCCGTATTTATAAATAAATTCTTTTCCGCTTTGATGGACGGATTAACTTTATTTTTAGACTGGTTGCCCGGAATAGGTGGGAATTTAAGTAGTGCAGAGAAAAGAAAAATAAGACGGCGTGGTCGGCAATCTATTTATGAATTATCTGGCGGAAAAATAGATTTAAGAAGTGATAAAGATAAATGGGTCGCTTATACACAGGAAAAGAAAGATTTAGAAGCAAAACATAAGCGAATTATTTCCGGCTCACAAGTTGGTTCTATTAGTGAAAAAGATAAAGAAGAAGCAAGAAAAACAAAAAAACAAATACAACAACGACAACAAAATTTAAATAATGTTGGCGTTTTTGGTTTGATAGGGCAATTAGAAAGCCGGAATGGTTATAACACGATGGCTGGTGGCGGAAATAAAAAACAACTAACTTCAATGACTATAAATGAAGTTTTGCAATATCAAAATTCTCGTGGAACAAATATGAAAGCCGCTGGGAAATGGCAAATAATGCCGAACACTTTGCGTGGCTTAAAAAAATCTATGAATTTAACAGGCGATGAGTTATTCACGCCGGAAATGCAAGACAGAATGGCGTTTGAGTTAGCAATGAATAGAAAAGGTTATCGGCAATTTGCAAATGCAACTGGTGATGAGAAACTCGCTTTAATGGGGGCGGCTCAAAATGATTTAGCAAAAGAATGGGCGTCTATGCCGATGGCTAATGACGCAGAGGGAATGAATAGATTAAAACAATTAAGAAGTAAATTCCAACAGGATTTAACAAAAGGGGCAAAAGTTTCAAAACGTGGGCGTCAAATTGCAAATATGTCTGATGCCGAATTACAAACGCTTTTAAATTCTGGTGCTTCGTATTACGAGGGAATTGCTACTAATAAGGCATTAACGTCACGGGCGAATGCCGAACGGGTGCTTATGCAAGGAAATCATTCTAATAGTTTTGTAGCACAGCAACAAGGAAATTCTATTCACATAAATAATGTTAATGTTACGACTGATACTTCTAATGCAGAAAATGTAGCAAGGGGAATGAAGTCGGCTATAAATTCACAATTTGCGAAAGGATTAGTATAAATGTATATTGCAAATCCGGCGTTATTAGGTTTTCCGATTTTATTATCAAGTATTACAACTAAAACACAAGCGGCTGATTTAACTATTTTAGATACAGATTTTTCATCCCGTGCGGAAAATTTTAATACTAATGAAAGTAGTATGCAGTGGGGAATTTATGATTATGAAAGTTCTACAATTGCCTTAACAGTTGAAAGTATTTTAGAAATAAATTATAACAAGTCGGCGGAAGTGAGCGTTTATCCGGTAGAAAAAGGGTTATTTGCTTCTTATAATAAAGTTTTGCGTCCGGCGGAAGTAAAAGTAGAAATTGCAACCGGTGGGGCATACAATTATTTATCTCAAAGTTATATAACTTGGCGAATTGCTGTGCTAAAATGGTTTGAAGACGCTTTAAATAATTTAACTGCTTATGATATAGTAATGCCGGAAAAAAGATATAGTAATTACACGCTTATTAGTTATACAATTCGGCGTGATAAAATGTCCGGTAGTGGCTTAATTATTGCAGATTGTATTTTTAAGGAAGTTGTAGATATGTCGCAATTAAATAAAACTTTTACAGAGCGAAATACTAACAATTCAAACTCGCCAAACGATTATGGTGTAGGGGCAATAAATTTTATAAGCCCTGCAAATTTTGATGGAGTTGCATAATGAATTATCAAATACCTTTGCGAAAAATTCCAGCACAAGCAGTGGCGTTTTCTATTGCTAATCAAACTTTAAATATAACATTAAGACAAATCCACGATAATCAATTTATTTCTTTGTCGTGTAATAATGAAATAATTGCTGAAAATGTTTTAGTTGTGTGCCACACGCCTTTAATTGAAGTGAATTATAAAATTTTTAAAGGCGAGTTTGTTGTTGTAGATTTATACGGAAATAACGACGACCCTGATTATACAGAATGGGGGAAAAGATGGGTATTAGTTTTCAAAAGCGTAGATTAAAATTTACTTTTACATTATCTACCGGTGCTTTTTCCGACGGAACGGATACACGGATTATTGAAAATGCCAAAGCACACGTTACTCACGAGAATTTAGCAAATATTGCTGCTGCTTTGCCGGAAGTTAGTTTTAGAATTTGGGGATTAAGTTATGATGTTTTAAAAAGATTATCATTTACACAAGCCCAGTCTATGACTATTAACCAACAAAATAAAGTTAGAATTGAAGTCGGTGAAGATAATGGCGAAAGTTGGTTTGTGCTTTTTGACGGCAACATTATAGGGGCTTATGTAGATTTTAATCAAATGCCAAACGTTCCTTTAATGGTAAGAGCAGTTGCCGCTTATAATAGTTTAGTAGATGTTGCCAAACCTTTAACTTATAAGAATAAAACGCCTTTAAGTCAAATTGCCGAAGCGATTATCTCACAAATGAAAGATTATTCATTTATTGACGGCGGATTACAAGGCGAAGGGGTTGGAACTTTTCAAGGTTCGCCGATGGTAAAATTGCGTGAGTTTTGCAATAATTATCAATTAGTTTATATTATTGACGAAAAAAATATAACAATTATGCCTTATGGGAAAGCAAACCCGCACCGTGCAAATGCTTATGTTTTATCTGCAACAACCGGATTAGTAGGTTATCCAACCTTAACTGATTTAGGGGCGTCGGTGCGAATGTTATATCATCCGTCAATTAGAAGCGGTGATAAAATTATTTTAAAATCGGAAATAAATGAAATGATAGAACGCAATCGCCCCCCTACTACAAAAGAAACTATTGAGGGCGAATGGTATATTTGCAAAATGTTTGCCTCGCTTTCCAGTGAAACGCCAAATGGTGACTGGTTTTTAGATTTAGATTTATTACAAGAAGCCGGAATTTACTAATATGAGTGATAAAATTTTATATCCCCCGCTAACTTATAACACGCCGATTTTATGTGAATACGACAAAGTTATTTCACAATTTAATTCTTTGATTACTAACGTCAATACTGCGATGCCTTGTAAAGTTGTAGCAATAGAAAAGCAAGAACAAAGGGGCGTGAATATTGTTGGATTTGTTGATATTCAGTTAATGATAGAACAAACAAACGGACAAAAGAAAGGCAATGAAACTGCTATTATTTGCAATGTCCCTTATATTAGAATACAAGGCGGAACTAATGCAGTGATTATTGACCCTGAAATAAACGATTTGGGCGTGGCGATTTTTGCCAGTAGAGATATTACTAATTTTAAAGAAGCAAGACGGCAAACGCCACCTGCTACTTGGCGAAAATTTTCTATTAGTGACGCAATTTATATCGGCGGAATTAGAAATCAAAAACCCGTGCAGTATATACATTTTCGTAACGACGGAATTGAAATTTACTCACCGAAACGAGTGCATATTACAACGCCAACTGTGTTAATAGATAGTGATAATACAACAATTAACACTTCGGCAAAAACTACAATAAACGCTAACGGCGGCTGTGAAATTAACGCCGAAACTACTAATAATGGAAATGTCAATATAAATGGAAATACTAAAATTAGTGGAAATTTATTAGTTGGCGGAATTATAGGACAAACTGGCGAAGCTGGCGGTGGCGGAAATGTTTCGTTAATTGGTCCTGTAAATGTTGTTAATGATTTACACGCCGAAGGTATTTCTGTCGCTCACCATACTCACACTTGCCCTGATGGTGGAACCAGCGAACCGCATTAACATTTTATTATAATTCCACGAGAAAAAAGGATTTTTTTATGGATACTTTATATTTGAACCCTGAAACTTGGGATTTAGAAATCGACGCTCAACGAAATATTGCCAAAGCGGAAAGTCCTTATGCTATGGCTCAAGATGTTGCTACTGAATGCAGATTATATAAAGGCGAATATTTGTTTGATACTACACAAGGTATTCCTTACGGAAATATACTTGGAGATAAATTTAACAAAGTTTATTTTGAAGCACAGTTAGAACGAGCCGCATTAGCTGTGCCGAATGTTGTTAAAGCAGTTGCATTTACTAAAATTGAAAGTAAAGGTTTGCGTAAAATTGGCGGTTATATTAAAGTTACAGATAATGAAAATAGGGAGATTGAAATTGGCATCTAATGTTCCAAAAGCACAGATTACCGATGATGGTGTTATTGTTCCAACTACAAGCGAAATTTTAAACGCTGTATTACAAGATTATAATACGGCGTTCGGCGGTGATTTGAATATTACTTCCACGTCCACCCCGCAAAGCATTTTGGCGTCTTCATTAACAGAAGCGATTATTAACGCAAATGCGAATTTGGCTTATTTTGTTTCACAAATTGACCCCAGCAAAGCGTCCGGAAGAATGCAGGACGCAATAGGGCGTATTTATTTCTTAAATAGAAAAACCGCAACGCCTACGTATGTAGATTGCTTATGTAATGGGACGCCCGGTATGATTTTACCAGCCGGAGCGACCGCTCAAGATACTATTACTGGCTATGAATACGCAACTGATACAACTTATCAATTTGGCGAAGATGGAAATGTAACCGCTCGTTTTTTTTGTAAAACCGGCGGTGCAATTCCTTGTGCTATTGGTGCATTAACAAAAATCACTGAATATGTAAGCGGTTGGGACGCCGTCACAAATTTAGATGTTGGCATTGTAGGAACGCCGATTGAAAATCGTGCTGATTTTGAGTTCCGTAGAAAACGAAGCGTCGCACAGAACGCTCACGGCTCTTGTCCGTCTATGTTAGGAACTGTTGGCGAGTTAGACGGCGTCAAAGATGTTTATGTTTTAGATAATCCAACCGGACAGACAAAATTTTACGGTTCCACAAATTATCCTTTAAAGCCGCATAGTGTTTATGTTGCCGTTGTTGGCGGTGATGATTATGAAATCGCAGACGCAATTTGGCGAAAAAAAGATTTAGGTTGCGATTATAACGGCAACACTTCGGTCTATATTGTTGATGAAAGTAGTCACGCCGCTCACCCCCCTACTTATGAAGTTTTATTTAATCGTCCAAACAATGTAAGATTAAAATTTGTTGTTACTGTTGGCATTGACGCCGATTTGCCTGACCCACCGCCTGATTTAGACCAACAAATCAAAAATGCTATTTATGAGACAATTTATGGCGTTGGCAGTCAAAGGGGGCGAATTGCCGGTGTTGTTTATGGTGCTACTTTTATGTGTAAATTAAGTAGTATTTCACAATATTTACTTATTTTGGGCGTGAAAATCCAAAAAAACGCAACCGGTGCTTTATTAGATTATATTGCGTTAGGTATAGATGAATATCCAACTTTTGATATAAATGACGTGCAAGTTATTAGAAAGCAAGTATAATGGAAATTTTACAATATGCAAATTCGCCACGAATTAGTCAATTATTAGATGATATTAAATATTATTTCAACGATGAGAATTTTTGGAATGATTTTTATACGAAAATTTGGAATATTGAAACTGCTACGAAAATCGGTTTAGATATTTGGGGGGCGATTGTTAATATTCCACGAAATTTAGACACGGACGAGGGCATTTACTCATTAAGCGACGAGCAGTATAGAAAAGTAATTCTATTAAAAGCATTTGCTAATATTGCAGCGACCGTGCCGGAGACTTTTAATCGTGTTTTACGCACATTGTTTGAAGATAGAGGATTGTGTTTTTGCCACGATTTAGGCGGAATGGCAATGTCTTATGTTTTTATGTTTAAATTAGAAGCGTGGGAAAAAGCGTTATTTAAAGCCAAAGATATTTTGCCACGCCCAGCCGGTGTGCTTATTGCGTTAATTGAATTAGATGAGCCGGTTTTATGGTTTGAAGAAGCATTTACTTATGATACAATAGAACCGTTAATGGTCGAAACTTTTGATAATGCTCCGTTCTTTGAAGACCGGATTACAATTTTAAACGAATAAAGGAGATTTTTATGCTTGATACTTTTCTTACAAAATTTTTGCCGATGGCTTTTGCTACTAACGGATTAAAAAATAATATTCCTGTTGCCGATCCGGCAATGTTTTCTAGTGCGTCGTATGAGAAAGGTTTTCCGCAATCTACTATGAAAAAAGTTACGGAGGGAGGCATTCCCCCGCAAGGCAAAGATTTTAATGGAATTCTTAACGAAATTAGTTCGCATACGGTTTGGACTAATGCTGGTGGCACTTATAAATTTAATGGCGAGTTGAGTAATGCAATTGGCGGTTATGCAAAAGGGGCGGTGCTTGTTGCCGATAATTTAAAGTTCGCTGTGATTTCATTAGTTAATAATAATAAGATTAACTTTAACACAAATCCGTCCAGTATTTCGCCAACTGGACCTTGGCGTTTATGGTGCGATAGTGAAACGCTTGATACCATTGTTCCGGATTTGCGACGACGGATGGGAATTGCCGAAAAGAATATTACAAATCTGCAAGGGCGGATGACTACCGCCGAAGGTAATATTAAAAATCTACAAGGGCGGATGGATACTGCCGAAAGTAATATCTCAACGTTGGACGGGAAAGTCTCAACATTAAATGACACTACGCTCCGGTTTGAATTTGGAGTGGCAACGGAAATAAAATGGTTTATGTTGCGTCCGCCTGAAGGTTCTGGGAATAGGGGATTATTAGTATGCACCGGCGTTAGCACATCAGGAATAGTAACATTTCCTAAAACATTTTGGGGAGGCTCCCAATATCACCCAGAAGTTGTATTAGGAAGCATTCAAGGATCAGGAGACCTTGCTGGAA